GAAGTTCAGGTTCATCAGGAACTTCAGGCTCAAGTGGAACATCAGGTAGTTCAGGAACAAGTGGATTATCAGGAGCTAGTGGAACTTCAGGTTCAAGTGGCTCAAGTGGTACAAGTGGTTCATCAGGTACAGCAGGTAGCTCGGGTACTTCAGGTACATCTGGTTCATCTGGAAGTTCAGGTTCTTCAGGTACTTCAGGTACATCTGGTTCTTCAGGAACTTCAGGAAGTTCAGGATCTTCAGGATCTTCAGGTACATCTGGTTCTTCAGGAACTTCAGGAAGTTCAGGTTCATCAGGTACTTCTGGTTCAAGCGGTTCAAGTGGTTCAAGCGGTACATCAGGTAGCTCAGGCTCATCTGGTACTTCAGGTTCTTCAGGTTCAAGTGGAACAAGCGGTTCATCTGGTACAAGTGGAAGTTCAGGATCTAGCGGTACAAGTGGCTCAAGCGGCTCAAGCGGTAGTTCAGGTACTTCTGGCTCATCAGGTTCTTCAGGTTCATCTGGTAGAAGTGGTTCATCAGGTACTTCTGGTTCATCTGGAAGTTCTGGAACATCTGGTTCATCAGGTTCAAGTGGAACTTCTGGTTCAAATGGTACAAGCGGTTCATCTGGTACTTCAGGTTCTTCAGGATCTAGTGGTTCATCAGGTACTTCAGGTAGTTCAGGCTCTTCAGGCTCAAGTGGTACAAGTGGTTCAAGTGGCTCATCTGGTACAAGCGGAACTTCAGGCTCATCAGGTACATCAGGTACTTCAGGTTCAAGTGGCTCAAGTGGCTCAAGTGGTACAAGTGGTTCAAGCGGAGCGACTGGTGTTAAGGGTGATAAAGGTAATAATGGCGCAACTGGTCCTGCAGGTACAAGTGGCTCAAGTGGTACAAGTGGCACATCAGGTTCAAGTGGTACTTCTGGTGCTACAGGTGCTCCTGGCCCTCAAGGTAATACAGGTGCTGCAGGTACTTCAGGTTCATCTGGTACTTCAGGTGCAACAGGTCCTACAGGTTCTAAAGGACAAAAAGGTGAAATAGGTGCTCAAGGTAATGCTGGCACATCAGGTTCAAGTGGTACATCAGGTGCTAGTATAACAGGTGCTCCTGGTCCTACAGGTCCAACAGGTCCTCAAGGTGCAAAAGGAGATACAGGTGTTACTGGTCCTACAGGTCCACAGGGTACAAAAGGTAATACAGGTTCTCAAGGTCCTACTGGTCCAACAGGTGCTCCTGGTCCTCAAGGTGCTACAGGTGCTGCAGGTACAAGTGGTTCAAGTGGTACTTCAGGTGCCACAGGTGCTCCTGGTCCTCAAGGTGCTCAAGGTGCTCAAGGTGCTACTGGTCCTCAAGGTGCTAAAGGTCAAAAAGGTGAAATAGGCCCTCAAGGTAATACAGGTGCAACAGGTCCAACTGGTCCTCAAGGTGCTAAAGGTGATACAGGTGCTCAAGGTGCTCAAGGTAATGTAGGCCCAACAGGTGCAACAGGTCCTCAAGGTGCTAAAGGTGATGTTGGTCCTCAAGGTGCTCAAGGTCCTCAAGGTGCTACTGGTCCTCAAGGTTCTAAAGGACAAAAAGGTGAAATTGGTAGTACTGGTCCTACAGGTCCACAAGGTAACGTAGGTCCTACTGGTCCTCAAGGTGCTAAAGGTAATACTGGTTCAACTGGTCCTACAGGTCCACAAGGTAACGTAGGTCCTACAGGTGCTCAGGGTGCTAAGGGACAAAAAGGTGAAATAGGTCCAACAGGCCCTCAAGGTAACGTAGGTCCTCAAGGTAATATAGGTCCAACAGGTCCAACAGGTGCAACAGGTCCTCAAGGTGCTAAAGGTAATACTGGTTCAACTGGTGCTCCTGGTCCTCAAGGTAACGTAGGTCCTACAGGTGCTCCTGGTCCTCAAGGTAATACAGGTGCTCAAGGTGCTAAAGGTAGTACTGGTTCAACAGGTGCTCCTGGTCCTCAAGGTAACGTAGGTCCTACAGGTCCTGGTGGTGCCCAAGGTAATAAAGGACAAAAAGGTGAAATAGGTCCTGGTGGCCCTCAAGGTAACAAAGGTAATACTGGTTCACCTGGTGGTCCTGGTCCTCAAGGTAACAAAGGTAACAATGGTTCTCCTGGTGGTCCTGGTCCTCAAGGTAACAAAGGTAACACTGGTTCTCCTGGTGGTCCTGGTCCTGTAGGTTCTCCTGGTCCTCAAGGTAACAAAGGTAATACTGGTTCTCCTGGTCCTCAAGGTAACAAAGGTAATACAGGTTCTCCTGGTGGTCCTGGTCCTGGTGGTCCTGCTGGTGGTCCTGGTGCTCCTGGTCCTCAAGGTAACAAAGGTAACTCAATAGCAAACAACGTATCAGCTTTAGGTGTTAACACTCCTGCTGGCCCAACAGGTGATATTAGAGCTACTGGTGAAATTACCGCCTTCTACTCAGATAGAAGACTTAAGAATAATGTAAAAGTAATAGACAATGCTCTTAATAAACTAAATACATTAACAGGTATAACTTATACCCACAATGAATTAGCAGCGAGCTTTGGATACGATACAAGAACAAGAATTGTCGGTGTATTCGCAGATGAATTAGAAGCAATATTACCAGAAGCTGTTAGATTAGCTCCGTTCGATACAGAATATGTTGAAGATGAAAATGGTAATAAAGTTGAAAAATCAAAATCTGGTGAGAATTTCCGCACAGTAATGTATGAAAAGATCGTTCCGTTATTGATCGAAGCTGTTAAGGAATTAAAAGCAAGAGTTGATAGACTTGAAAATGAATAAGATAAACAATTAAAATAAGTGAAGCGACCAATTTTGGTCGCTTCCTTTTTTATATTTATATTCACACAATAAACTAAGTTATGTATAAATTTCAACAGAACACATCTACAGATCCTTTAGAATGGTATTGGTTTCAGAATGGTTTTTCATATGATGAAGTTGACCAAATTATAGCTGAATCAAAAAATTGGGGATTAAAAACAGCAGGTGTTACAGATGCTGGTGTTGTAGATAATGAAATGAGAAAAAGTGCAGTAGCATGGATTCCTCAAAATGATGCTTACAAATGGATCTATGATAAGTTAGGAGGTATGATTGAAGAAGCTAATAGAGAGCTTTGGAAATTTAACCTTACATCAATGGAAGAAATGATCCAATATACTGAATACTATCAGGATGGTGGACATTACGATTATCATTTAGATGTTGGTGGTGGATATCCATTAAATCAAAGAAAAATTAGTATTACTGTTCAACTTACAGGACCTGAAGATTATACAGGTGGAGATTTTCAAATTTTAAGAGGTAAAAATCCAGAATCACTTCCTAAATTAAAAGGATGTGTTTTAGTATTTCCTTCTTATTTGATGCATAGAGTAACTCCTGTAACAAGCGGTACTCGTAAATCATTAGTATTATGGGTTGGAGGAGATAGTTATAAATAGTATGAATCTAAATGTTTTATTTCATATTGGGTATTATAAAGATTTATTTTCTCCTTTAGATAGAGAATTAGGGGGAACTGAACAAGTTCTGCTTAACACTATAAAATTTTTAGCTAAAAAAGGATACAACGTTTACGTAACTGGAGACGTTGCTGAAATGACTTATGATGATGTAACCTACCTTAATAGAGACTTACTTTGGAAGGTTCCTAGGAAATATGATGTCGTTATTGGGGTGGGTTACATTAATTTTTTACTCGATATAGAACATAAAGTAAATTATCATAAAGCATACCTTTGGATGCATAACACAGAATACTATCCTTATTATAATGGAGAAGTATTACCCAATGAAGGTAGAGATTTACTATCTAAATTATCAGGTATAATATGTGTTTCAGAATGGCATAAGAAAAATACATCTGAAAAATATAATTATCCATTAGATAAAATTAAGGTAATTTATAATAGTGTTGATATAACTAATTTTGATGATGAAGAAAAGGTAAAAGATTCATTTATATATTCATCACATCCTGAACGTGGATTAGATACTTTACTTGAACTTTGGTATTATATTAAAGATATAAAGCCAAACGCTACATTAAAGGTATTTTGTCCCAAATATGGTTTAGATGTATTTAATCAAACATATAAAAAACTAAATTTAAAGGATGTTCAATTTATTGGGAATGTTGACGCTAAAACACTCCACCGAGAATATAGCAAAGCAGAATATTGGTTTTATCCAACACAATATGAAGAAACATTTTGTATAACTGCTATTGAAGCACAATTGGCTAAATGTAAAATAATTACATCCCCATTAGCAGCATTGAATGAAATAATTCCTCATGCTGAATTTATTAAACATCCAGGTGAAGAATTGGGTTGGTATCTTGATAGAATAAAAAGTGTAGATAATTTTATTGATGATTCTAAATTAGAAATCAATAAACTATTTGCTTCTACTTTCCATATAGACCGTATTGGTGAAACATGGAAAAACTTTTTAGATAGTTGTTACAATTTTGATTGTGTTTATGTTATTTCACTTGATAAAACAGAGGAATATAAACAAGATGCTATTAAACGACTTGATGAAAGTGGAATACAATATGAATCAATAGCCTTTATAGAGGGAGTTGATGGTAGAAATCCTAATCCTGGATTTAATTTTAAACCATGGGATAGATGGAAAAAAGATAATGAAGAAGAACTTAAAACACTAGCATTAGAAAAACAATTTAGAAATAATCCTAGTTGGTATTTAAGAGATATTACTCCTGGAGAAATAGGATGTGTTTTATCTCATATTAAATGTTGGAAAGATGCTTATGAAAATAAATTTGATTCTATTGAAATATTGGAAGAAGATTTTTATCCTTCTGAAAAATTTAATCAAATAATAATTTCAACCTTACCAAAATGGGATTTAATTCATTTAGGTAGAAACCTAATGAGAGATTTACCTGAACAAATACACAATGCTTATTTTGTTCGCCCACTATTTTCATTTAATGCTCATGCTTATGCTTTAAGTAAAAAAGGAATTGAAATAATTATAAGTAAACATTTAGAAGAAAATTTAATTCCAACAGATGAATTCTTACCTACATTATATGACACTCACTTTAGACCAGATGTAAATGAATTATTAAGTAAACATGATAAACGTAAATTAAACGCATTTTCTACAAACATAGAATATATAATACAAAAAGGAAATAAATCTCAAACAGAAAATATACATTTAACACCAATAGTAGAACCTTTTAAAATAAAAATTATGGATAAAGAATATACTCCCCTTCATTCCGACTTATATCAGTATTGGAATGATCCATCAGCTTGGCATAGAAAATTTTTAGTGCCTGGTATGATTAAAAAAGAATGGGATTTATTTGTTGATGAAGAATTTGATGGTACTTATGCTTATCCTTTCTTTACAAAAGAATTTTGTAATAAAATAATTGAAGAAGCAGAACATGCTCAAGTATGGACTTTTGCTCGTCATGAGTTTTATCCTACAACTGATTTTGTATTAACTGAAATTGGATTTGATAAAATATATTATGACCTACTTTGGGAATTTGTTATGCCAATGGCTATCCATAAATTTGGATTAGAAGGCAAAGGATGGGATCAATTACAAGCCGAAAGCTTTTTAGCACGTTATACCCCAGATACTCAAGGACATTTAAGTTTACATCATGATAATTCACATATTACTGCATTGGTAAACTTATCTGAAAAAGATATTGATTATGCGGGTGGTGGTACTTGGTTTTGGCGTCAAAAATATTTATCAAGACCTCCACAAGGTTATATAAGTGTTCATCCTGGAAATATTACACATAAACATGGTGCTCGCCCTGTTTTAAGTGGAAAACGATATATTATTGTATCATTTATGAAAAATAAAGAATTTTAATTATGGGAGTTTTACAAGAAAAACCAACACAAATCACTGAAGAAGAGTTAAAAGAACTTAACGACTTACAACAAACTAAGCAAAATTTAATATTTTCTTTAGGTGAACTTGAATATGAAAAATTACGCTTAGAAGCACAAAAACAACATTTGGAAAATCAATTCAATCTAATTGTACAAAACGAATTTAACTTATCCCAACAAATATCAGAAAGATATGGGAATAGCAAAGTAAATTTAAAAACAGGCGAATTAACACCAATTAGTAATTAGTTTTGGAAATTTTTCATATATTTATCGTTGATAAAATACTATTAAAACATGGCTGAAACTTTATTATCTCCTGGCGTATTGACACGCGAAAATGATCAATCACAGGTAACATCAGGTCCTATTACCGTTGGTGCTGCTGTTGTTGGCCCTACAGTAAAAGGTCCGGTAGAAATACCTACATTGGTTACTTCATATTCTGACTACAAAAATAAATTTGGTGCTTCATTTATTAGTGGTGGTGTAACTTTAGAATATTTAACTTCTATAGCTGCTTACAATTACTTCCAACAAGGAGGTGAATCATTGTTAGTAACTAGAGTTGTTTCTGGTTCTGCAAACACTTACACTCCTGCTACTTCATCTCAAGTTACTAACTTAGGTGGTACGGGTGCTTCATTTGTACTTGAAACACTTTCGGATGGTGTTATTATGAATAACGCTACTCAAAGTGCTGCTGCTATCAAAACATTATCTGGTGGTGCTTTAGCAAGTGGTTCAACTGACAACATTCGTTGGACTGTTACTAACGTAAATACAGGTTCAGGTACTTTCAATCTTATCTTACGTCAAGGTAATGATACTCAAAACCAACAATTAGTAGTAGAAACTTGGTTAAATCTTTCATTAGATCCTAACTCAGCAAATTACATCGAGTATGTAATTGGTAACCAAGTTCAAAATTTAGTTACTGATTCAGATGGTAATTTAGTAATTCAAGTTACTGGTTCTTATGTTAACCAAAGTAGATATGTTCGTATATCTAATGTTCCTGCCCCAACTACTAATTACTTATTAAATAATGGTGCATTTAACCCAGCATATACAGCTTCATTACCAGCCGTAGGTTCAGGTTCTGAAGGTGGTGCATTTGGTGGCGCTACTGGTCCTTTATTCGGAAACGGTAGTGGTGCTTCTACAGGATTAAAAATGTACAATAATATCGATGCTGTTAATATTCAAGGTTTATCAAGTAGCGACTATTCAAACGCAGTAGGTTTGCTTGCAAATCCTGATGATTATGATTATGAGTGGATTGCTATACCTGGTGTTAACTACCAAAACGGTCCTGGTATATTAAGTACATTAATGGCTAATTGTGAAAACAGAGGTGATGCAATGGCTATTGCTGATATGGTTAACTACGGTGCTCCGATTTCAACAGTTAGTTCAGCTGCTAATAGCTATGATTCTTCATATGGTGCTACTTACTGGCCTTGGGTTCAAGTATTGTCTCAAGAAACTGGTAAATTAGTATTTGTACCTGCTTCAACAATTATGACTGGTGTTTATGCTTACAACGATAAAGTAGCAGAAACATGGTTTGCTCCTGCAGGTTTCAATCGTGGTGGATTAGCAGGTGTAATTCAAGCAGAAAGAAAATTATCACCAAACGATCGTGATAACTTATATATCAACAAAGTTAACCCATTAGCTACTTTCCCTGGACAAGGTGTTGTAGCATTTGGTCAGAAAACTTTACAAACTAAAGCTTCAGCTCTTGATCGTGTAAACGTTCGTCGCTTATTGATCACATTAAAGAGATACATTGGTAACATTGCTGATAATTTAGTATTCGAACAAAACACTGCTACTACAAGAAATAGATTCTTAAATCAAGTTAATCCTTATTTAGAAACTGTTCAACAAAAGCAAGGTTTATACGCTTACAAAGTAGTAATGGATGAATCAAATAATACAGCTGAAACAATTGATAGAAATCAGTTAGTAGGTGCTATTTATTTACAACCAACTAAGACAGCTGAATTTATTATCCTTGATTTCAATATTACTCCAACTGGCGTTCAGTTTTCGTAAAAAAATAAATTAACAATATTTATATCAAATAATAGATAAAATGGCAGTATTAAACCCGAACGAAATCATGTTCACAGCGTTTGAACCCAAAGTTCAGAATCGCTTTATATTATATGTAGATGGCATCCCCGCTTATTTAATTAAAAAGGCTTCTGCTCCTGGATTTGAAGCTGGTGAAATCATATTAGATCATATCAACGTTTACCGTAAAGTAAAAGGTAAAGTTAGATGGAATGATATGACTTTAGCTTTATACGATCCCGTAGTTCCTTCTGGAGCTCAAGCAGTAATGGAGTGGGCACGTTTAGCACACGAATCAGTAACAGGTAGAGATGGTTATTCTGACTTCTATAAGAAAGATTTAACATTAGATATTTTAGGTCCTGTTGGTGATGTAGTAAGTGAGTGGATCATTAAAGGTGCTTACGTTAAAACAGCTACATTTGGTGATTATGATTGGACAGCTGATGCAGCAATTGAATTATCAGTTACAATCGCTATGGATTATTGCATATTAAACTTCTAATAGTACACAGTAGATAATAAAGAAGCGCTAAAGAAATTTAGCGCTTTTTTTATCAAATTTTTAGGAGATATATATTTATATCAAACAATGTTATATTAATATGGAACAAAATTATGTTACAAATGTAGGTTCTGCAGAACAACCTAAGTTTAAATTCCCAACTGAAGTAGTTGAATTACCTTCTAAAGGTTTATTGTATTCAGAAGATAATCCTCTATCAAATGGTAAAGTAGAAATCAAGTATATGACCGCTAAGGAAGAAGATATTCTTTCTAACGCTAACTATCTCCGCCAAGGTGTAGTTATTGATAAACTACTCCAGTCACTAATCGTAACTAAAATTAATTACAGTGATCTTTTAATTGGTGATAAAAACGCTATATTAATTGCTGCTCGTATTTTAGGTTATGGTAAAGATTATGAATTTGAATATGAACATCCTGATTGGGATGGTGCTAAAAAAGTAACTGTTGATTTATCAACATTAGAAAACAAACCTTTAAGAGAAGATTTGATTACTAAAGGAACTAATTCATTTGAATTTATTCTTCCTAGTACAAATACTGTAGTTACTTTTAAAGCATTAACTCATGGAGATGAACAAGCTATTGATCGTGAATTAAAAGGTTTACAAAAAGTAAATGCTGCACCCTCTGAAGTATCAACAAGAATGAAATATATTATTACTTCAGTAAATGGTGATTCTGATAAGAAAACAGTTCGTGAGTTTGTTGATAATTACTTTTTAGCTAAAGATTTAAGAGCATTCAGACAATATTATAAAGAAGTTACACCTGATGTTGATTTAAAGACTACTATTGAAGTAGACGGCTACGTAGAGGAGGGCGTAGAGATAACTATTGGAGTTAACTTTTTTTGGCCTGACGCAACAATATAGATTTAATCTATTTAAAACAATTCATGAAGTAGTATTTCATGGTGGTGGTGGATATGACTGGCATACTATATAC